CTGTGAGAGAGGTGGGTGAGGTCGAGCTCACCACCACATAGGAGCCACGGAAGAAGCAAGGCGCGCCGCTGTTGTAGACAGGCTCAACAGGGCCAGAGGCTGAGGCGTGATCATCCTGAATTATGGCCGCCTGATAGGTAAGGTCAGCCATCACCCGCCCATTGTCAAGGCTGAGGCTAAGGCTCTCAAGCTTACAGCCATAGGCATAGCTGAGGAAGTCCACACCCTCCACCTTGAAGCTGAGGCTGTGGGTCACGTCACCAAGGTCACCACGCTGAGCGGGGAACCAATTCTGCATAATGCGGGTGGTAGGCGTCCCCGTGAAGCCAGAGCTAAAAGCAGGGCTCACGGTCACGTCACCCGCCACGTCATTATCAGTGACCGCGCTATACTCAGCGCGCCCGTTGATATCCACGCCAATGAGGCCACCGCTGACGTAGTTAGTGGACGTTGTGGTGGGTGTGAAGGTATTGACGTTAGTGATGGCGCTGACAGTGTCTGAGCCCGTGAGGAGGGCCACAGACTTGAAGCCGCCGCCTAAGAGGTAGCCTAGATAATTCCCGTTGTAGGTAGCTGAGCCGCTCCCCACGGTCGTGAGGTCAAGCCTGAGAGTAACTTGACCTGTGCGGCGGCGAACACGGGAGCCGCTTGACCAGACAGTGTCAGGCTCAGGAGGGAGGCTATAGGTCCCATCCCGCGCGTCATTACGCTCGCTGACCACGGGGTCACCATAGATGATGATGGGGTCACGCTCACAAGGGATAGAGACATAGGTGAGGCCGCTGTTATCAGGAAGGCCTGTAGATGAGCCGAGAGAGCCAAAAGAGCTCTCAACAGCCACGCTTAAACTTCGGTGTGTCACGCTCATAGCGCCTCCAAATAAAGCAGGATGAAGGGGAAGGTGAGGACCAATGAGAGGGCCTCTGTGGTGGGGTCAAGTATGGGCTCAGTTGTGGGCTCACCGGGAATTACACTGACTATTCCCGTGGTGGCTAGATTATATTGAGGGCCTTTGAGGGTGACCAAGAGCGCGGCGGCGTCCTCAGCTATCATCCTCTCCATAAAGTGGAGCTCCCCTATGTCATACCTGACCCTGAGGTTGATGGTGGCGCGCCGCCTCCCACTGAGCCCCGCCTCACCATCATCTATCCCAAAGCTGTCAAGCCTGAGCTCAAAGAAGCGCGTGGTGTGCTGATGAGCCTCAAGAGGACCCACGCGCCCTGAGCTGTTGATACTCACAAAGCCGTGATGATTGTCAGTCTTGGGGAGGGTGGCCTCTATCTGTGTTTCAAGATAGTCGAGCGCCTTATATATGCCCTGGCTCATCTTCTCCCCCTCTTGATCTTCTTGGCTAGCTCTAGCTGTACTGCTGAGACTAACACATCCACATCCTTAGGAGAGAGCCCAATAAACTCACGCTGAGCATTGACCTTATAGCCATAGCTCCTGACATGTTGAGTGAGCCCAATAATGAAGCGGCTGTCTGTGGCCTCTAACACCATGAGGTTATTCATCAGGATGCCACTGAGGGTGAGGTCTACAAGCGCGCTTGACCCCGCGCCATGGCGGCGGCTCTCACGCTTATATTGGTCATAACCTCCCTTGTAATAGACGCTCTGGCCCGTCCGTGACACGCGCCCCCCTTTGGGCTTTAGGCGCGCGCCTCTATAAGCCACATAGAGGGGCTTCTTTGAGTAGCCTGTAAACGGCTGACCATTGGCGTCAATCCCCTTGGAGGTCCTCAGCTTGATAGCCGCCAGGGTGTTGAGCGCCAAGCGCGCCGAGTCCTGAGCGGTCCACAGAGATGAGGGGAGGTTGAGATTGACACGCGCGCCCATACTTAGTGCCTCATGCCACGGGTGGGGGTGAAGGTCTTGTCATACTCTGACTTATTGTAGGAGCTCCATGATGCCCTGAGGTCACGCGCGCTCCCGCCCTTCTTCGCCACGTCTAGCTCATTATCGTCAACCACGTTGTCACCGTCACGGTCTAAGGCCAATGACCTCAGCGATATATCCATGAGGTCCTCACACCGTTGTCTCATCACATTGGCGTTATCCATCTGGCCAATCATCTCATAGACGCGCGCGGCGGTGCAGTAGGCGTGGGCGTTCATAAATGAGCCCGCGTTGAATACCTCATCCTCAGTAACCTCAGGCTCGTCTTTCAAGTGATCTCTCAACATGAGGATGATCTCTTGGAGGGTGGCCTCTATCTGAGGCTCAAATGAGCTCTGGCGGCGTGGGATCATGTCAGCTAGCTGAGGGAATTGAGCCACAAGCTCATCATGTGAGAGCCCCGTGTCAAACGGTCGAGGCGTGACTTTGAGGAGGCCCTTCTCAAGCTTGCTCTGAGTCTGCTGACCAAGGTCAAGCTGATAGCTCACCTGTAGTGGGTAATAGCCTGAGGTGTTGGTGATGGTGGCGGGAACAGTCCCATACCACATCCCAAACACTAGGAGGGCTGACACGCTCAGGTCTATCTCACGCGGGAGGGGCTCAGCCAAGATAGCCGTGGTTCCCACCATCCTCACCACGGTAACTGAGTAGATGCTATCCCCATCAGTGACCAGATAGCCCTTGAGCTGATCAGCTTGGAGCGCGCTCGCTTGGCTGTTGACCGTGAGCGTCCTCCTGTCATTGGCTATGGCCGTGACCGTGGCGTCTGCTCTGGTTTGGGTGAGGGTGACCGGTGAGGAGCTCCCCACTGTCATAATGGGCGCGCCATCAAGAGGGCCAGGGGCGGTCCACTCGAAGATTCGTGTTTGACCTGTGACTGTCTTAATCATCTCGCTCCCCTGTTGGCTTTGCTTATATCTGAGGCTGTGGCCATGTCGAGCCCCGCCGCCTCAACAAAGGTGTCAGTGACGGGTGACCATGAGTGTCTACAATTATAACCGCCGCCTGATGTTTTGACAGGTAGACCCTGATTATTGTCTAGCTGTCTCATTTGCTTCTCTGTGACCACCTTATTGATGAGCGGTCTACAGAAGGAGCGGGTCACCCCATCCCGTGGCCCTGTGTAGAGATAGAGATCCATCTCATAAGCCTCAGCCGCCTTGGCGGTCACCGTCCTCCCATAGTTAGAGAGTTGGGTTCTGACCTGTGTGAGCTGAGTCCCTGTGGACTGCTCAAGCCTCTGAGTGAGGCTAGACATGGCGCGCCCCACAGGGACGCCCACGCTCATCCCCTGAAGTGAGCTCCTCACACTTGTGAGGGTGTCAGGGATAATCACATCTTGAAAGACCTGGTCAGCCGTTGAAATCTTCAACGCCTCAAGGTCAGGAATATCACCCTCATCAGCGCCGCCTATGACCACCTGTAAGGTGTCGAGCGCCGTTTGGGTGATAGCATCTTCAGCTTTCACAAAGTCCTCAACAGCGAGCCCAAGCCCGCTCCTAATAACAAACTCCATGAGCTCATCTCTGCTCAGCATTAAGAGCTGATCAGCTGAGGTGATCTCGACAGCCGCCCTGAGGTTACTGACAAGCTCACGCTGTGACCGCTGAAGGTCTCGCTTGAATTGGTCCTCTGCTTTTATGAGGGCTTTCAAGCTGTTGATCTTCGCTTTGATGATCTGCCCATATGGACCCGTCAAGTCACGGAGCTGAGCCGTGAGGTCATCCACTGCCTTCTGGTCAGCGTCTGACTTCTCAGCTAAGAGGGTGGCTTGAGGGCGTCCACATGAGCAGAGCACAGATCACCTTAGAGACAGTCCGTGAGGACGAAGCCGAGCTCCCCGTCAATGACGCGGAACAGGTGGCTCTCATCTGCCCACACGTTGCGGCGGGTGAGGTCAAGCGCGTCATACTGACCCGCCTTCATGCTCTCAAACTCCATGTTCGCCGCCGCCACAGGCATCATGCGCACACCGCCGCGTGACTGAATAGCGTCAGAGCCCTTGAGGATACCCATGAAGATAGAGTCACCCGTCCAAATGTAGCTCTCAGAGGAGGCCGCGCCAGGGATGGCAGTGTCACGGCGCGCCGCGCCAACGTGGATGTTGGTGATGCCGAGGATATCACGGAGGACATTGATCACAGCCTCATCAGAGAGGAGGAGTGAGCCGCCGCCCGCCACGCCGCTTGGAGTGGTCCCGACCTGGAAGTAGCCACGGAGCTCCCCTGAGCGAGCGAGTGAGCGGAAGACCTCACGGCCAAGGATGAGGGTGTCAGCGTTGAGACCGTGAGCGTTCTCAAACACTGTGTCCTTGAGCTGATGGAGGTAGCTCAGAGGCTCAGCGCCCGCCGCGTCAAACTTGCCACCAAATTGAGCGGTAGAGGTGGCGGTGTTGAAGTTAGCGCCATCAAAGAGCACGTCAGCGGCCCGCTTTTCCTTAGCGAGCTTCATCACGCGCGCGACCTTCTTCACAATGCGGGCCTCCTCAGAACCAGGGTACTGAGAGTCCACAATGTCCTCCATAGCAATCCCATCCTCTGCTGAGTAGATGTCACAGCGATAGGTGAGGGAGCTACGATCAAATCCTCCAATACGCGCGCGTGAAGCGCCAGGAGCGCGCTCGAGGTCGAGCCCCGCGCCCGCGCCCATGAAGTTGCGGCTGTTCTCAATGAGGAGGGTGCCTGACCGCTGAGGGACCTTGATGTTCTCACAGACCTTGTCAGCAATAAGCTGATTGTCTGAAGGGACCGCCTCAGCGACTAGGTTACTGAGGATCTCATCAACAGGGTGGATATTTCTATATGAGCTTGCCATGGATCACCTCCTAATTAAGCGAGCGGAGCGAGGCCACGGGTGAAGCAGATGAGGATCTGCTCATTAGCGGCGGCGCTAGTCTGGTTGATGTTCGGGACGGTGAAGCCCACAGGATAGTGGGTGCTGACCGCCGCTTGGACCTCACCACCTGTGGTGACACTGAGGACCGTGTCTGAGGTGAGGGTGAGGGAGGTTGAGCTGATTACACGGGTGAGGCCATGAATGACAACGTCGACGGCGTCCCCCGCGTCAGCGGCGCGCTGAGCTACGCCAATGATGGTGTTAGCGGTGGGAGAGGTAGCCACGGCCACCTTCCCTGCGGAATCAATAGCGACAAGTGCAAACTCAGTAACAGCTGAGGCACAGATAAATGACTTAATGATCTGGTTCATAGTGATAACTCCTTAGCTGAACACAGAGTTGTATTGATCAGGGTTCTGCTCACGGAACAGGACCAGGGCCTCAGAGAAGCTGATAGACTTCTCAGCGGCTAAGACCTTGACCTTCTCAGCGAGCGTGGCCTTATTGAGCTCCTCACCAGAAGCCCCGTGGCCAATCTCAGCGAGGGGGACCGCGCTTGAGGCGGCGCGCTCGCTAAACATTTTCCAAAACTCAGGCATGGTCTCACGAACATCCCAAGCGCGCTGAGCGGCGCTCTCCTCTGCGGGGCTGACTTTGCCCTCACGGAGAAGTGAGCTGACAGCCTCACGGCGCTCAACGTCCCTTTTTTCAGCCTCGATCACCTCAAGGCGCTCTGAGAGCTTGGTGTTCTGAGCGCGGAGGGCCATGACCTCAGCGAGGAGATTAGGCTCAGCCTCAGAGAGCTTGGCGGCCTCAGCCATCTTGCGCTCCTTGTCATAGCCCTCACCCTTCTCCTCCTTCTTAGGCTCCTCAGCCATCTCCTCCTTCTTAGGCTCCTCAGCCATCTCCTCTGGCTCACCCGCCAGGGACGCTTCAGCCTCCTCCTTCATATCTTTAATCTTCTGCTCAAGCTCTTTGACCATGGCATCTTTAGCGGCCAAAGCTGACTTGAGCTCATCAGCGGACATATTCTCAAAGTCCATTAGTTGCTCCTGTTCGCTTAAGGTTACCCGGTCAATCTTTGAGTGAGACTGAGCAGGGCGTGGGGTGAGTGTGATAGCCAAGAGTTGAGCGTCCCCAACCTTGTCACCGCCATCACGATTAAAAACTTCGCCGTGGAAATACTCAGGAGAGCTCCACAAGATACCGCCCGCCTCTTGGACCACCTTCAGGCCGCGCTCATTATAAGCGGGTACGGCGTAAAGCCCATCATCTCTGAGGTCGAGGTCCACAATCTGGCCAAGCGCGTTCCCACTCTCAGGAGGTGCGGGAGGGCCTCCGTTATATGGTGATGTTGCGTGTTGCCAATCAATAATGATGGGAGAGTCTTTGCTCGTTTCACGATAAACTCTGACCATCTCCTCTAAGACTTCCTGAGAGATTGGAGCGCCAATAGGCTTCCCATTTTGCCTTGAGCATACCTGACCAAGAGCAAGGGTCTTGAAGGGGCGGCCAATGACCAGGCCCTCAGGGACCTCATAGGAAGGGGCGGCGCTGAGTTGCACCGCCTCACCATAAGCTCTGAGTGAAGTCTTCTTATCTGCGGCGTTCATCTGGTTAACCACCTTTCGCGCCCATGAGTAGCCCGCGTCACCACCCCATCCGTCCCACGCTTGGCGGCCCTTGCCATAGCTCTCCCAAGTCGAGCCTTCTTTATCCACCTCATGACGGGTGAAGTAGGCGAGCATCCTTCTGACAGTTTCAGGGCTGAGGTTCTTTCCCGCTATGAGGTCACGCGCCCGCGCTATCCCCACAGGGGTCATTCCCCGTTGTGACTGTGGCTTCTGCGCTCGCCTCCTGAGCGCGCGCTCAGCCGCCTTCTTAGCCCCCTCAGGTGGCTTAAAATCTATGTGGTCATACTTCTGAGGAGCGAGCGCCGCCGCCTCAGTCTTGGCCTCAGTCTTTTGAGGGTGGCCCTTAGGGAGAAGGTCGAGGTCACCTGTGTAGGCCTCTTTGCGCTCGCCTGTCCCCACTAATTTAAGGAAGGCCTTGACCCTCCCATAAGCCCATTGATTCCGAGTCATACCAGGGCGGTGGCTCACGCTGAAGGCTCCCGCGCCACGCCTAAAGACGGCTTTGAGTGAGCCAAGGTCAACCTTCTTACTCTTGGCCTTATAGCGGTC